CACGTTTACCATTTCTTCATACGACACTTCATAGTCATCGGCATTTTTTACCTTAACCAAATCAGAGATCGCAACCATTTCTTCAATGGTGACTTCAACCTTACTCTTCGGAAGCTCATATACATACCCTGCATGCTCTTCGCTGTTTTTGACTTTTTCTTTTTTAAAGATATTAAATTTCATTTCCTTTTTCTCCTTCTGGTTCATGAGAATACCAAGTTCAACTTTTTTATCCTCGTTGTACTTCTTAAACTCTTCTGGTGTGTAAATTACACTTTCTGCATACCGTGGATTGCCCACGATAGCCAAGTGTTCATACTCTGCATCAAGAATTTCTTCTTCATAATCCATCCCATGCCATTCACCGCCCTGGCCTTTTTCGGTAGGAAAGTATGCGTTGGAAAGTTGCAAGCCGCGCTTGATAGCGTCTTTGCCCTCGTTTGTTGTTACAAGAAACTCAGCCCAGTGGTGGCCATCCGCTTCATTGTAAAAAGATTTGACAACGTAACCTGCCGCCTCTTGAAATGTTTTATCTGTGACTTCATCAATATGATCGACGTATAAAGGTTTGCCCTCAAAGCTATTGTTCATAGTCTTTGCGGTTGATTCACTAATGTAAACACGTTTGGAACCATCAGGGTATTGGTATTCAGCAAGGCCAGGTGCGAAATGGAGGCCGTAGAATCGTTCGGCTGCTGGTGAATCGTTTTTAAGTTTATTCATTTATCTAAAATTCTATAATAGGTCGTGCTACGCATCGACAATTATAATCTTCCCCTGGGTTGTTACGACTACCAAGTTTATCCGTAATAGGTGGATTGTCCCAATCAAATACTTTTCCGTCAAGGAATTTATGCATTGTACGAACAGGATGTTTTGCCGAGCCTGCAACCGTCTGCCAGACGTACTTTTCGACTCCTATAGATTTATACTTAGCTTTTTTATATGTCGCCAACATGAGCCTAGTTTCTTGTCTTGCTAGAAACTTAGCTTTTCGAGCGCCAACGCCATACCGTTTTTCTATGTACTTGGTAAAGTTTGCCGGACGGCTGCCCTCAAAAACACGCTCTTGAATATCTCCACGCATAATAGAAATTTCTTTTTCAGTAAAATCTTTGACGTACCTCTCCATGTCGTCCTGGTACTCAGTTTTAAGCTTATTTAATTCAAACTCAGAAAGGTTTGGTGAAATTGTGATGCCGCTTATTGATTGATCGATCTTTGCGTCCAGATCAAAGATCATGTCATCAAGAACGCCCTCGATTTTTAACTGACCTGCAATGGCTTCGGGGTCAAGGTCGGCGAGCTTTTTGTTGATCGACTCAAGTGTTTTTTTATAAGAAATCTGTGATGATGAAATAACCGTCATGTACTCAATGGGTATTTTAGAGGTAGGGACAAGATAACCCTTTTGTGTGGGGCTATACTTACCCCCAAAAGATTTAATCTCTTTGGATATTGCAGCCGACATCTTACCGAAAAAAACACCGTTATAGTAATTCACTCGACCGGAACGCAAAGCCTTTATAAGTGCGGACTCTTTGGCGTTGGTTAGTGTTTTTTGGTTTGTGTCAAGGTCGAGCAGTAAGGGCAAGTACAAGTATTCTTTAAGCAGATCACGAATGATTTTCTCTAGAACAGTAAATTTGTCCTGGAATACATCAACTGGTGGCAGCTTTTTGCTTGGCATATGATGCTTTCATCATTTCTTCACGATTTGTTGAAGGATTCTTTTTCTCCAAAAGTTCTTCCGCATCTTTTTTGTATTGGCTGATCTTATTGCTTACTGTGCGAGGAGCTATACCTAAAGACTTTGCGGTCAACTCACGATTTTTCCCTTGGCGAAGGTATTCGTATTCAATAATCATCTTTTCGGTTTCCGCTAGGGTCATTCCACTTTGCCAGTACCTAACATTGTTCATTTATTTTTGCCTTTCATTTTTGCATTAGTAGCTATCAACTCAAGAGGCTTCGACAAGGTTTCATCTTCCAAGACTTTACCATCTGATATTTCCTCTATGCCCATACCGCTTCCAACATTTTCCATCTCAAGGCGCATGCCAAGAAGCTCATCTTTATTAGAGATTTCACGAAATTCTGTTTCGTTAATAAGGCCACGTTCATACGCTTGAAGCGCGCGGTTGAATTGCTGCGTTTTTACATTCTCTTCCTGTTCGCTCGACATTAAGCGAAGCGATTCAAAGTTAATCGTTAGATCATCGGGCACCATGCCGAAGGTTGCTTGACAGCGGAATTGAACCATCTTGAAAAGCTCATTCTCAAACTTGGTTCGAATACTCGACTCGATCATGCCGTTGTAATTCTCGATATCATCCTCACCTGAATTGAAGCCAGCCGATGATTGACCGAAAAGCTTTGTCTGCGGTATGCGCATGTCGGATGCGATTTGTTGGCGTATTCCGTCCATAGCTTCTGCAAGCCCTGAAAAGGAAAGCTGTTTGTTTTGAAAGTCATCCTCTGCATCAAGCACGATAGCGTTTTGGAAGTTCTTTTGTTGGTTGGCAATCTCTACACGTTTTTGAATTGCCGCGTCGCCGCCTGCACTTGCGAGCGTACTTGCTAAATTGTGTAACTTGTAAACGTCAATCTTAAACTCATCAAGGACTTCAAAAGCAAGATCATTGGCTTTTAGGTACTGATTTACTCCCTGCACTAAGGATTCAACAACGGATAAGCCCCACCCTCGCAGGCGTTGACGTATAAAGGAAGGCGCTTGCAGACCTTCAAAGCGAATGACGCGACTCTTGTTGATTTTGTGGTTGTAGTAATTATATTCATCTGGGACAAAGTTGTGCTGGGTAATGCTGTCGTCGTCTTCCTCACCATAGTATTGGTAGTATAGTTCCCAAAGATCGGCTGCAATAAATTCCAGCTTGTCGCCTTGTTTTATGTCAGAGATTTTAAGTTCCTTTTGGAAAAGGTTTTTCTCTTTGTTCTTACCAGGAGTGAGCATTGTATTTTCAACAGAGGTATCTTCATCAGTAGCGATAATAATGCCAGACCCACCAAAGAGTCGATTCCATTTTAACGCTTGCGCAAACACCTGCATATCGTTGTTCCGGCGCATCTGTTGCTGCAATTCTTTTAAGTCGTCTTCGTCAATCTCGTTGGATGATATATCGATACCGCCTCGCATAGCATCATCAACTGGTATATCTACAATCGTTTGTATCAAGCCAATCTCAGCATAGGCTTGAGATAAAAGCTGTCGCATGTTCGAGGTCATGTAGAAGCGAAGGTTTTCAAATATCGTTGTGGCCTGTGATATCTGCCTACCTTGCCCGAAAGCAAAACCAGTTAGGCCAAGTGCTTGCGATAAGCCATTTTGAAACGTGCTATTGTTCTGTTTCTTATCGACCTCTTTGTTTACTTGCAATTTTTCTGTCTGACTGTTATTTCTTTTTCTGCTCATTGTTGCCCCTTATAGATAATCGAAAATCGTGTACCCCTGTTTTAATTGAATTAAGGCCATTGTCATGGCATCAACTGTATCATCATGTTTAGCGTTCGGAAAAGATAAAGTTTCCTTGTAAGTTACTGGAAATTTATCCCTGTCTATGTTGACGCGCAATGCCTCAAACAGCGGAGATACAGCATTGACCCTAGCTACCTTTGAGGTTTGGGGCTTCCATAGCATTACCTGTGGGATAGTGTTTTGGATCACCGAGTAAACCGCGCTTGCATTAGCAGCATCCTCAATGGATAACTTATTTGGACGATGCTTGTCAAAGAACCATTGAATTTGCTTTAGCTGTTCAGAAAAATCCCACTTACCACGAACCTGATCGACTAGGTAGAACTCACCCTTATGCGTGATCCAGTAGTCGCCTACTACAAAATCAAGCTCACCCTTCTTTTCCGCAGAGCTATCGCCTTTGAAGGTTAGATCAAAAGTCATAATGTCATTCTCAAAAGTAAGATCGCCATTGTTATCTTTAGGTAGCGGATTGTTCTTGATCCAGGCAGCCTTAATCATATCGCCGTCTTGGATCGTTGGGTTCTGCATGTATTGGGTTTCGTACTCTAGGCTTCCCATATCGAGTATGGTTTTTCTCTTACTGGTCGAGTCGTAAAGCTCATGATTTATAAACTCGCCATCTTCCCTTGGGTCTGCCCATCCCTTTATCGCAAAGATTGATTCGCCGTCTTTGTATTCCATAGGGATTTTCAAAAGGTTATAACCCTTTTCGATGGCAACTCCTGCCACATCCTCTTCATGTAGGCGCTGCATAACGATTACCATCGCCCCACCTTTTTTAGCAAAGTTACGGGTTGATAGGGTTTTGAAAACATACTCATTGATACGCGCCCGATCGACTTCCGAAAAAGCATCACCCCTGTCATTAGGATCATCTAATATAATGATCTTACCACGCGCGCCTGTAGCCCCTGCGCCTGTAGTTACTGCGCGTCGATAACCTTTTTCACTGTTGTCGATAGCCTTGATTGTTTCGCTGATCTTTTTTCCTGTGCCCCTGGTGGCCTCTGATCCCATAGTAAACAGGTCGCCAAAATAATACTGGTACTTCTCTGATTTGATAAGGTTGTAAAACTTAATCGCATCACGCGTTAAGTTCTGATAATTTCGAGTAGAGCAAAGGGTGTTGTTTGAAGGATTTTTTACCCATAACCAAGCTGAAAACATAACCGAAACAATAATAGATTTTCCCATCGACGGCGGAATGTTGATAATGAGATTCGATATATCCCCCCTTTCAATAGATTCCAGGTGTTCGCAAACGCACTTCACTACCCAACTGTCTATGAATGGCTCTGGGTCTACGTCTTCCCAAAAGGTCTGGACAAAGAAGTAAAAACTCCGCTTGCACTTCTCAGCACGAAGCTTATCTATCTGTACTGGTTGCAACTTTTTCCGTTAGTTTTAAGTATTGGTCCAGTTCTTTATCGCTAAGTTTTGACAAGTCAACAGCATCGCCATCATGTGTTGTTTGCTCGATGATCTGTTTAGGCAATCCCAACATACGAAGGATGAAGTATTTTATAATCTTATTATCATTGTCACGGATTGCTTTGGCTAGAACATTATGCAGCAAGGTGCCGTCAGTCCTGTTCAATATCTCAACAGCTTCTTCTTTTGGGATAGTTAGTAGGTAGGCCACATCTGCGATTTTAACGCGCAGCGCCTCACGAACACTTTTTTCTTTTTGGGTTAGCTTCGGACGGCCTGCGCCTCCCTTGCTTCCTGCTTTGAAGCTGCCACTTGTAGCAGCGCGACCTATGCCGCCTGGTTTTTTTTCTTCGCTCATACCTTACCCCTACTCAGGAATCCACGCCTTGCTAAATTCCTTGTCTTTGAAAACATCGCTATTCGGTATTCCTAGCTTGAAGAGTAGGCGAGTGACTTCTTCTTTTTCCATCATCAAACGGTGCATAATTTCTTCACCTGTCAAGCCTGATTCTAACATAGAGCCAACTATATTTGAAAGCTCAATAACGCCATGAGTGCCACGCGCCCGATTGTGTCGGATCGTTGACATCTTTTGACTAGCATCATCCTTATCAGCTAGAAAAACAACTGGTACCTTTCCATCTGTTAAGGCATAAATCTCTTTATGGCCCGATACAGTCCACCTATGAAAACCATCAACTATTGTGTTGTCGGCGTTTGCGACGATTGGCTGCGTCCACCCATCCTCTAGGATGCTAATTTTCAGAAGCTTTAGCTCCGGAGGCGCGACCTTGTTCGGATTGTAGTCGTTCGGGTTTAGCGTATCCCGATCAACCCATGTGATTTTGTCCAATGGTTGCTTATTCATATCTCACCTTCATATCGCAGTGGTCGAGGATATTCTTACCACCCCCATGTATTCTGCGGTTCGTATCCATTAAAAATTTAACAATCGATTCCTCTTGTGGCGTTCTACCATGCTTGTAAAGCAAATCTTCCAGGTAGTCTTCCCTCATTGTAAGTTTATGCTTTAAGGCTAAGTCTTGAGCCGGAGTGACTTCTGTTTTCTTGTAGTCTTTTGATATGTCGATCTTAGCTTTGTTGATTACCTGGACGCAGGGTATGGGACGGCCCATCTCCCAGTATTCGTACTCGCCTATGGTTAAGTATATGTATTGCTTAGAGAAAAACGATCTTGTTCTGCCTGCATACCTTATCAAGCGCAAAAAAGATTCGTATTCATTCTCATCGGCTATTTTTCTACGCTGCGCATAAGAATGAGGGAAGGTTTTGTCATAGCTCTTTGCATACACCCAATCCCATTTGTCGATAATATCAGAGGCTTCAAAGATATTCACGCGTACTCCTTCAATGCTGTGCCTAGCGAAATACCTAAGTCTTCCCTAACCTT